CAGTAGAATTACACTACTATTACAGACCAACCAGTTTAACCGCTGGTGCAGATGATGGTACAACATGGTTAAGCACCAATGCCCCATTTGCATTATTGTTTGGATCGTTGGTGGATGCGTATTTATTTATGAAAGGTGAGCCTGATCTTATACAGCAATATGAAAAAAGATTTATGGATCAATTAACAAGACTAAAAGATTACGGAGAAGCTAGAGAGAATACTGATGCTTACTCTGAGGGTCTACCAAGAGCGCAGAGAACATAGGAGTAAAAAATGGCAACAGCAAATGCGGCAACCAATTATCTAGAGAGAAGAATATTACATTTCTTATTTAAGAATAATTCTCTTAGCTTTTCTTCACCCGGTGATAGCATATATGTAGGACTTGCAACGGCAGTAAGTGCAGCAGAAACTGGTTCATTAACAGAGGCAACCTTTACAAACTACGCAAGACAACAAGTTACAGCAGCAAATTGGACAACGATAGGTGCAGATTCTACAGATACACAAACTGCAAAGAACGCAGCGAATATTGAGTTTCCAGCATCTGGTGGAACTAGCAATACTGTAACACATGTATTTATTGCTGATGCGTCAAGTAGCGGTAACATACTTTTTGTAGGTGAATTAGACGCAAGTAAAACGATAGCTAGTGGTGATATATTTAGAATAAATGCAAATAACTTAACTATAGAATTGAAGTAATGGCACTCGTACTTAACGACAGAGTAAAAGAAACATCTACCACAACTGGTACTGGCACACTTACATTAGGTGGTGCAGTTACTGGTTTTGAAACATTTGCAGCAGGTATAGGTAATTCTAATACTACTTATTATGCAGTTATACTACCCGGAACTGCTGAATTTGAAGTTGGTTTAGGTACACTTAATGGAGATTCTAGTACTATTGCCAGAACAACTATAATAAGTAGTTCTAATAGTGATAGTGCAGTAAACTTTAGTGCGGGTACAAAAAACATATTTTGTACGATACCTGCATCAAAATCAGTCTTTTTAGACGCAAGTGGTAATACATCAGTTGGTGCAGACCTATCTGTAGGCGATGACCTTACAGTTGAAGGTGGTGTTATAGCTCTTAAAAATACTGGTTCACAGTCTGAATTAAGACTATATTGTGAAAGTTCTAATGCACACTATGCTGCATTACAAGCACCAGCACATTCTGCATTTTCTGGTAATACAACATTAACATTACCTGCAACCACAGACACTATAGTTGCTAGAGCTACTACAGATACTTTAACAAATAAGACTTTAACAACACCTACAATTAATGGTGCAACTCTTGGGTCTGCTAACATAGCTACAGCAAGTAATGGTAATATTAATCTTGCACCAAATGGAACTGGTAAAGTAGTTATTAAAGGTAATAATAATCAAGGTAAAATAGTATTAAACTGTGAGGCTAATAGTCACGGACAAACTATTATAGCTGCACCACATTCTGAAAGTGCAAACAATGTTCTTACATTACCTAGTTCTGGTGGTGATGCTAGATTAGTATCAACAGCTTCAACTGCTACACTCACAAACAAAACATTAACATCACCAAAGATAAATGAAGATGTTGCTGTAACGTCTACTGCTACAGAAATAAATATACTTGATGGCGTAACTGCCACAACAGCAGAGTTAAATTATAGTGACACAGGTCAATCTGTAGGAACAGTTGTAGCAAGTAAGGTTGTTACAGTAGATGCAAATAAAGACGTATCATCTTTTAGAAACATCACATTGACAGGTGAATTAGACGCAGGATCACTAGATATTTCTGGAGATGCAGATATAGATGGCACATTAGAAGCAGATGCCATGACATTAAATGGTACGGCAATAACTACAACTGCTACTTTGTCAACTGGTATATCTAATGGTAATGTATTAGTGGCAACAAGTGGTATAGCCGATAATGATTTTTTAAGAGTTGATGGTACAAGTATAGAGGGCAGAAGTGCTAGTGAAGTATTAAGTGATATAGGTGCAACAACAGCAACTTTAGCTGCGAATGAAGCAACAGCTTTAGCAATAGCGTTAGGATAATAATATGGCAAATACATTTAAAGTCGTTAATTTTGCAGCCGAGCCTGCTAGTGCTGGAACTCCATATGTAGTCTACACGGCAGGAAGTGGTGTAACAACAATCATACTTGGATTAGTATTATCCAATATACATACTGCACAAGTTACTGCGACAGTAAGATTAGTAAGTGATACAGCAAACAGAGCCGTGACAAACAATACAGCAAACGGAACAAGTATTATTGTTCAGAACGCACCTATTCCAGTTGGATCTGCGTTGGAACTATTAGCAGGTAATAAGGTTGTATTAGAAACAACAGATCAGATTACTATAGATTGTAGTGTAGCAGATAAACTAAGTGGTACATTGAGCATTATGGAGATAACATAATATGCCATATATAGGTAATGAAGTTGGAAATAGATTTGTAGCAAGTAAAGCTGCATCAGTATATTCTGGTAATGGATCTACAACTGCATTTACATTAGAACATGCCGTAGGATCAGATGAAGATATACTTGTATCTGTAGATGGTGTTATCCAAGAGCCATCAGTAGCATATGCAGTAAGCAGTGGAACGACACTGACATTTACTGCCGCACCATCAAGTAACTCAGGTAATAATATATTTGTGTATTACTTGTTTAGAACTGTGGCTACAGTTGACCATCCATCTACATCATCATTACAAGCAACAGATGGTACTTTTAGTGGAGCAGTAACTGCGAATGCAGGAGTTGTTGTAGACAACATCACAATAGATGGCACAGAGATAGACTTATCTAGTGGTGATTTAACTTTAGATGTAGCAGGAGATATTATTCTTGATGCTGCTGGTAACCAAATTAGATTTAGTGCAGGAGGCACTCAATTTGGTTTAATTGGTAATGAATCAAGTGATTTTTTAATACAATCATCAGTACAAGATAAAGACATTATATTTCAAGGTAATGATGGTGGCGGATCTGTAACTGCCCTTACACTTAATATGTCAGATGGTGGTACTGCTCAGTTTAACGAGAAAATACAATGCTCATCTATAAACACAGGTTCTTCTACTGGAACTTTAATAATGTTTGGTGGTGGTACAAACAAGGGTGGTACGATTGAGCTATCAGGTGGTAACAATACTGGTTCAACGGGTTCAGGTATTGTATTTAAAACTGGTGCTTCTACTAGCAGTCCTTCAGAAAAGATGAGGATTGACAAAAATGGTGTTGTAACCAAACCACTACAACCTGCTTTTTTAGCTCAACCAACTAGCGTTATAAATAATTTAGCACCCAACACTTCTATTACTGTAGCTTATGCCACACAAAGATATGACCAAAATGATAATTATAATGAATCAAATTATATATTTACAGCACCTGTTACAGGCAAGTATCAATTTAACGTAGACATATTACTTGAAAATACTGATTCAGCAGCAAATTACTACCAAACACAACTTACCACTACAAGTAGAACATATTATCACACTGTTGACCCAGATTTTGGTCAGGACAACAACTATTTTAACATAAATGTTAATGTTTTAGCCGATATGGATGCTGGCGATACAGCTAAAGTAGTGGTTTATCAAGCAGGTGGCACACAACAAACAGATATAAATGCTGTATCAACATTTACAGGCTTTCTAGTCTGTTAGCCAAGAGTGAAACAACTCAATCATAAAGGAGATATAAAATGGCAAATCACGAAAAGAAAATAACATTAACAGATTTACAACAAAAGATTCTGTCTAATGATTTATACAATGATGTATCAGACAATGCAGGTGTAGATGCTTGGATTGATGGTGCAATAACAGGCAAGATAAACAACTGTTGGAAACGTATGCAGACAGAGTGGACTACAAAGTTAATGAACGATGATAGCTTCACAGATGCAATACCAAGTAACCAAGCAGATTTTGTTGCACTTGTAACTGCGAGAAGCGATTATCAAACTCGTAAGCAAAGAGATGATGCAAATAAAATTGAGTAGGAATAACGAATGGCATTAACAAAAGTAATAGGTGATGGTCTAGGTGGCACTAACAATTTAACTGTAGATACAGACACTTTAATTGTAGACTCTACTAACGATAACGTTGGTATAAATGTAGCAAGTCCTAACAATTATTACAGTAAAGAATTAGTTGTGGGAGTTCCAGATAATGGTGGCATCACCATATTAAATTCAGGCACTACTCATGCAGGATGTATTATGTTTGCTGATGGCACTGGAACTTCTGCTTACAGAGGTCAAATAGTATATGACCATAATGATGATTCTATTGGTATATGGACTGCAGCTGTAAATGCCATGAGGATTGATTCTACTGGTGCTATGACCAAACAAAATCAACCTGCTTTTCAAGTAAATCCTGCTTCTAATCAACTTAATCTAGCAGATTCAGATGTACTAGTATTTGGGCAAGAAAAGTTTGACCAAAATTCTGATTTTGCAAGTAATACATTTACAGCACCTGTTACTGGTAAATATCAATTACAACTCACAGCTAGAATAGACCAAATAGACACAGATGCTAATTGGGTTAGAATAGAAATGGTAACTTCTAATAGGGAATATCAAACAAGCATATTTGACCCTGATGCATTTGATAAAGACCCTGATTATTGGTCTATTAATTTTGGTGTATTAGCAGACATGGATGCAGGTGATACAGTTTTTTTAAGATGGGGTCAGTCAGGTGGCTCTAATACTGCTGATTTTGATTCGCAGGCTCATTTCTCAGGCTACTTGGTTGCATAAAAGATAGGAAATAAACAATGCCATATATAGGGACATCGCCATCACAAGGAGTACGAAGAGTACATACTTATACGGCTACGGCAAACCAAACCACCTTTACTGGTGCGGGGGCCGAGGGTGCTACACTTAGTTACAAGGACAGTAACTTTGTAGACGTA